AAATATACGCATCAGGACAGTGAAGTAAGTTTCCCCTAACTTCAGGACAGTAAAGCAATAAAGTCCGATAAACGTCACTTTACTATAATGAAGCGCGCTCGACGCTTGCACTTCACTACAGGGAAGTTCACTACACTGAACTGTATGACATTAAAGTAAATTGTTAACAGGTTGTTCATGCTTTTATTCGTCCGGTATGGTATTATAATTTTGCAAGGGAAAGTTCCTTGTAAACAAACTGAATGCAACACTAATTGTAAAGGAGTAGTGCACATGAAAATTAATATTCCGTATGTTGTTGTTACTGTCGTTAAAGGCCGTGAAGTTAACGACGTGGTTTTTATCGACACAGTAAGCCGGAAAAATTGCGTGGATACCGTCAAGGAAACTGGCGTCCGCGTTCTCAGCACTGCCGTCAAACGGTGTAAACTTGACCTCGATTACACAGATGCTGTTTCCGAGGTCATTTTCACCGAGGTTTGCAAGCAATCTGGCGCAAATAAGGCGTGGGACGATATCGCGGGAGCGTTCGTTGACATCCCGGCAGAAAGTGCGGGTGATAGCAATGACTGACCCTTGTACCTGTACCACTCCTACCAACGTTTCGCACGTCATGTTGTATGAGGATGCCGCACAGAACATTTTCGGCATTGTGTACGATAAAGACGGCAACGTGTTGAACGTGGTAACCGGAGTTGGTAAGTTAGACCCCCTGCCCATCCGTGCGTTTGAAGAAGCGGCGCGGCGTGGTTTCCCGTACTCCCCGCAGTGGAACCCCTGCAATCATGGTGGTAAGACCATGGAGCAGATTGTTGCGGAACTGGAAGCACAGCGGCATCACATCGCTACTATTTTCACCAACCAGTCACCGAGCGCACTTTACCCGACAAACGGCGATTCTACCGCAAAGCAATTTCTGTTGCGCTGGATTTTCTAAGCGTGCAATAAGTAGCAAAAGGAGATATATATATATTATGGCTATCAAGAAAAACACCGTAGTTCCCGCACCCGAGGTTGACGACCGCCCCACGCTGAACCTGACTGGTGCAACCATTCAGGCCGCGTATCAGTTGAGTGACACTTGTATTGTGTTCACTCTGAACATTCCGGGCGCTTCTTTGCGCGATATGCGCCTGATTGAGAAGAAAGCAGGCGGGTATTTCATCAGCACCCCGCAGGCCAAAGGCAAGGACGGGCAGTATCATGACAGGTTCATTGTGTACCTGTCTGCTACGGATGAACAGCGGGTTATTAAAGCGGTGCTTGACCACTTTGCGGGCACGAAAGAAAAGCGGGACTTCAAAACCCGTTACGAGGTATAACGAATATGAGCAAGCGGAGCGAAACGCCGCTTGACCTTTACGAGGGCGGCGGCTGGATAAATATTCCAGCCGTCGCCCATTTGGGTTGTTGGTGCAATATCCTGATAGGTAAACGTCAAGTTGGCAAGACCTACGGAACACTTAAATTCATGCTTGAGACCAATCGGCATTTTCTGTATCTCCGACGTACAACGACCGAATTTGACGCTATCACATCAGACCCCGATTTAAACCCGTTTTTGCCCCTGAAAAATGAAGGATTTGACGCGGATGTTGTGAAAAGTGGCAAAGTTACTTACACAATCGGGAAATTTGAATACGACGAGGACGGCAAACCTCAGCAGTGCATAGAAAAATATGGCATAGGTATGACCTTGCCCAGTATTGCAAACATTCGGGGCTTTAATGGTTCACAGTTTGAGGACGTTGTTTTTGATGAATTTATCCCGGAGCGAATTGTTATGAAACGCAAGGCAGAGGGCGACGCCCTATTGAATGCGTATGTTACCATTAACGGCAACCGAGAATTGGAAGGGCGTCCCCCTCTCAGGATTTGGCTTTTAGCCAACGCCTTTGATATTGCATCTCCTATACTTGTTGAATTGGGTGTAGTGGATGAAATTGCCAAGCTTGCAAGAACTGGCAAGGAATGGACAGTTACAAGTTCGGGTGTTTTCATCGGAATGCCAAAAAGTACGGTGGTATCCGGTAAGCGTGCCAATACAGCGTTTATGCGTCACATGATGAAAAACCCGGACAGCAAGTTTTATCAGATGGCAATGGAAAACAAGTTTGCCTATAACAATCTTGAGCAGGTTCGGCCTATGAATTTACGCGGGATGAAACCGGAATTTCAGGTTGCGGGGCTGTATTGCTATCAGTACGACGGCAACCATTATTACTTGTGTCAATCCCCGCACCAGTCCCGTGAAATTTACCCCGATACCAGCGCGGGTAAACAAGCTTTCAGGCTTGCACATCCTTATTTCCAAACCATGCTTGTATTAAATCAAGTATGGGTTTCTGATGTTCCATCCTTGATAAAGATAAAACAATATCTTGACATTCAGGATTAAATCAGCTATTATAATAGATAGCGGGAGACCCCAAAAGCAAAGCGCCCCGGAAGGGCGTGGGGTTGCATTCTTTGCTTGCACGCTCCCGCGTTCTAGAAATGAGGTGAACAAATGCTCACATTTTCATATAGCGCAGATAAAGAAAAGTATATTTCGGCGCATTTTCAAGTCAAGGAGTTTCACAGCAAGCATGACCGCGCCGACCTTGTGAAAGTTGATGAACGATTGATAGAGCTTTTAGAAAACATCCGAAAGTATACCGGCAAGCCTGTTATTATCAACAGCGGATACCGGAGCGCGGCATACAACGCAACAATTAAAGGCGCGGTTTCTAATTCCCAACATGTGCAGGGCAAGGCCGCAGATATCCGAATTACAGGTGTTACCCCCGCCAAGGTTGCCAAAATTGCAGAATGTTATTTAGGCAATTCCGGCGGTATCGGTATTTATTCGACTTTCACCCACGTTGACGTGCGCACGACTTGCGCACGCTGGAAAGGAGCGTATTAATAATGGCACTTACGTTGAATGATGTTCTGACCCTTGGCAAGATGGGTTTTACCAAAACTGACATTGCCGCACTGATGGGCGCACAGCCCAGCACTCCCGTGCAGACTACCCCCGCACAGGTTCCGGGTGCAACCGCCCCGGCGGTGCAGACCGTACCGAACACGCACATGACCGACCCCCTTGGCACTGCTCAGCAGACCCCAGCGCCTTACCAGCAACCCCCCGGTTCTCCCGACCTTGGCCAACTGGTGGCAAGTCTCGCCGACCTTAGCAAAAAGGTTGACGCTCTTAACGTTCCGTCCGCTGGTTTCGTGGGCAATCCCGCCCCCGTTACCAGCGTTGAAGATATCATTTTGGGAGCCTACCAGCCCAATCAGGCCGACGCGCCCGCGTCGGATTTTATGAAAGGAGTGAATAAGTAATGGCAAGCCCTAACATTCCCGCTAAAGCGGGTATGACGGTTTTCCGTCCGCAGGATATTTATACCATTGCTAATGCACTGGTGAAGGAAGTGACCGGACAGACCCCGGCAATCACTGCCGTTGATACGTCCTCTTTTATCAACGTCGGGCAGATGTGTCTTGACCAGAGCAAAGAGGGTACGTTGCAAGCGCTTTCCAACATGGTTGCCCGCACCATTATTGCGGTGCGTCCCTATTCGGGTCGTTTTACCAGTATCGAGGTAAGCTCTCAAGAATGGGGCTTGTTTATCCGCAAGATTGCTTTTTTCAGCGGTGAATTTGACGAGACCAAGTTTATCAACACTGCCCAGAACCCGAACACCTTGCGGGATGGTAACAGCGTCGATATGTATAAAATCAAGAAGCGTTACCCGCTCGAGATGTACTATACCGGCGAAAGCACCCTGAACCAGCGGTATACCACGTTCCGGGAACAGCTGAAAACGGCCTTTCAGAGCGAAAGCGAATTTTCGGCATTTCTCAATAGCATGATGGTGGAAATCGGCAACGACGTTGCTCGATGGAAAACCGCCGAAAACCGTGCTTCTGTGATGAACTTTATCGGCAGTCTGTACAACACCGGCAAGCCCGGGCAGAAAGTCAACCTCACGGAGCAGTTCAACGCGGCGCGTGATACCAACTATACCACCCGCGAACTGCTGACCGTCCACCTTCAGGAATTTTTGTCCTTCTTTGTTTCCTATCTGGAGACCCTTACCGGGCTGATGGAAGAATCCAGCGAACTTTACCACCTGACCCCGGTGTGCACCGACGACAACGGCAACACCCTGCACCTGTTCCGGCACACGCCCAAGGGGGAGCAGAAGTTGCTTTTGTATCAGCCCCTTATCAACGACGCTAAGGCGTGGGTTTACCCTGCTATTTTCGGGCCGGGTTACCTGTCGTTTGGCAACTACGAGGGTGTGCAGTTCTGGCAGAACATCAATGACCGGTCTGCCGTGTCGGTCACCCCGGCACAGTTTAACGTGAACACTGCAAAACAGGAGACGGGAGCACCCGTTAAACTGGATTTTGTAGTTGGTTTGCTGTATGACCGCCGCGCACTGGCTACCACCTACCGGCAGGATAGTGTTTACACTACCCCGTTTAACATCAGCGGCGAGTATTACAATACAGAACATCACTGGAAGATGAACTATATGCAAGACCCGACCGAGAACGCCGTGCTTTTTTACATGGCTGACGGGGTTGTTCAGCCGTAACAAGCCGATAAGGCCGACCGTAAAAAGGCCGGCCTTATTTTTATAGAAAGGTGGTGTATTTAATGGCACGCGGCGAATTTAGGGGTGCAGTCCCCGAACCAACAGTAAAGCACGGATATCATTTTCATTTTGGAAATGTTCAGAAACGGATGAATAGCACCAAAATTTTTGACTATTCTGTGTTGAAGGATGAAGAACGGTGTGATTTTAAGAAAGTAACCAGCATGGAAAACCCCGTTATTTTTGTAAACCTGAACAGCCTGAATATTTCCCCGCAGTGGAATTATTGTCACTGTGAGGAAACAGAGAGTTATTATTGGGTACGGAATATTTCTGTGGGTGTGTATGGGCGCGGCAGTGCTAACATCTGGCAGTTTTCTTTAGAGCTTGACCCGCTGGCAACCTATCGGAGCGAGATTTTAAAAACAAAAGCGTTCATTGAATATGGTTTTAACAGCGACGCAAGCGGTGCGCAGTATCGGTTACAGGATTCACGGCAGGCGGTTGCCATGAAACCAACTGTTGCAACTGTTACGGCAGATATCACGGACGGTAAATTGGGCGATACTGCCGGTATTTATATTTTGTCTGCCGTTGGTAAAAGTGGCCTGTTATCTTACAAGATAGACCAGACACAGTTAGAAACTTTATTAACTGCCGTTTCCACGACGTGGGAAGCAACAACCAAGGCGTTTGTCAAGTGGGAAGTGGCTCTCCCCGAGTTCATGAACAAGCTGGTGTTTGGTGATACCGCAACAAGTTGCATTCGCTCTTGTATCTGGTTACCCATAGAACCAGGTGGAGCCGGACGCGGTAAGGAAATAACGTTAGGACAGTTCAATACTGGTGTGTTTGGTCGAGTTGTTACAAAAGACGACAATCTTTCTGTTCATACTGATATTGCGATTCCATGGCCTGCCGAGGATTGGAAACGGTTGAACTGTCAAATGCAACTATATATTCCCATGGTTGGTGTTGTAGGTATTCCGGTTGACCAGTGTAACAACGCCGCAACGGTTGGTGTTGACTGGTGCATGACCTATTTGGACGGCAGTGTTTCAATTAAAGTAACCGCCGGAAACTATTGTTGCTATGTTGGTTCTACGAACGTTTCCAGTGTATACGGTATCGGCACATCCAACATTGACCCTGTAAAAGCCGTTGCCGGTTCCGTTTCCGCAGTTGGTTCGGCGTTGCAGTTTGGCGGTGGTGTTGGCGCGACAATAAGCCCGTTCGGAGCTGTTGCGGGACTTGCGGCAGGCGCAGAAGGTATCAAACAGAGTATCCAGCCCATCAATCAGTGCGTGGGCATGACCACCGGAGCAAGTCAAACCCTGTTACCGACAGAAGCACAGTTGACATTATTATATTACCCGCCCATTGATGATGCAGGTTATCAGGGCTTGTATGGGTATCCTGTTATGCGTGTATCGACCCCGGCAAATGGATATTGTAAGACACGCGGATTTAGCTGTCAACCCAAAGGCGCGAAACCGGATGAAATTGCATACATCAACGCGGCGATGGATTCCGGGGTATTCATTGAATAAAGGAGATGATTTAATGTATCAATGTTACGATGGGCATTACGATTGCACGCCGATGCCGTGCGGCACGTTTGACCGCACGTTTTCTACGGACGCGTTGACGTATTGGGAGCGTTCCTTTTTCCAGCGTATGCGCGGAATGTTCGAGTTCAGCGGGTTGCCGGAAGCAAGCGCGGGACAAATTGCGTGGGACTATGACGCCTTTTTGTATCAGCTGTTTCGGATGGGTTACGCGGTTGTTTTTCATTCCAAAACATACGGCGTTGTGGTTCAGCCGGGAGTACCGACCGGATACGGCTTACAGTTTCAGCCGCGCGGTATGCAAATTTCCACACCGTTTTTTAACTTCCCCCGTCCGCTGGAAATTGGCAGGGAATGCGGCGTTATCAAGTTAACGCCTGATTATCGCGGCGCGTGGGATATTATCATGAAATACGCGCGGGAAATGCAACTCGCAGAGGTTGCTATCAGACAATCTGCACTAAATTCCCGGTTTGCATACGGCGCGTTTGCTAAGGACGATAAACAAAAACGTTCACTTGAAATGCTGTTTAACAAATTAGCAAACGGCGAACCCGCTATTATTGTAAACGCGGACTTGAAAAAGTCCCTCAGTGCCGGAAGCAAAGATGAATCCTATGAACTGCCTATCATGCAGATTGACCGTGATTTGTCCAAAAATTTCATACTGCCCGAATTGATGGAGTATCGGCGCAATATTCTTTGTGATTTTTACCGGGAGTTAGGTGTTTCGGTTCAGCCGAACAAGAAGGAACGGATGATAGTACAGGAGAGTAAAGCGGCTGACGCGGAGACTTTCAACCGTCGGGAAGTGTGGCGAATCACTCTTGAAAAGTCGTTAGATATCGTAAATACTATGTACGGAACAAATATCAATTTCAAGCTTGTTGAGCCTGATTTGTCGGAACTGCAAAATGATACACTGGAAAGCGAGGTGCAAAAAGATGCTGGTGAATGAGTTGGTAGGCGGTTGCAATCTGGAAGCCATGCTAATGGTTGACCGGGATTTATTTGCTAATATGGTAGTGCCTGACGGCGTGGAGAAGTCGGGTGTTATTGCCGCTATCCGCAGGGCACACGGCCTTGCGCCGCTTTATCATCCAGACCCGTTTTGGATGAAACAGGAACTGTATTGGTGGAGCCGGGAAAATTTGCCCATTTGGAAAAAGTTGTTTGCAACAACTCAGCTTGAGTATAACCCTATCTGGAATACTGACATGAGCGAACGCACCCGGGACACCACCGAAACGACCCGGGACACGTCCGAACAGACTACTCAACATTCACAGGGTGGTGCGCATGACCAGAAACAGCACGCAGACGACCGGCATATTATGGAGACCACCGGGAATCTGTACCATGAGAATACCAAAGATAAAGGATACACCACCGACAACACAGCGGGACACGGTGAAACAACCGCAGACGAGACCCGCAATACCGTTGGAAGCCTGAACCGTCTGACCACCGGAAACCGGAACACGGTACATGATGAAACCATGACTGATAAAGTCAAGACCACAAAGGACGGCACAAGCAAAGTTATCAATGACGTTTCGGCTGAAAACGAAGCGGAGTATCAGCCCTACGACCAGACCAACACAACGACCCATGAAGAGGGCACAAGCGACGAGACCCGAAAAACCGACTGGACGGAGACGGAAGATACGACCGGAACCCAGACAGACGGAACCACCGAGGATATGACCGACAAACAGGCCACCACCTCAGACACTATTGGTAGGGCGCACGGAACATATGGGGATGCTGGCAGTACAGACGGGCACGGGCACACAGAGCGGCAGAACGGCGAACGCGGAACCGCTCAGGAAACCGCCGTTAACGCCCATGATGAACACGCGCACGGTATGACCACCGGCAAGGAAACGGAAACGGTAGTTATGACCCATGAATACACCAAGGGCGGTAATATCGGCGTCACTACCACCCAACAGATGATTGAAGCAGAGCGCGAGAGCGTGCTGTTTAATATCTATCAGGTCATTGCAGATTCTTTCCACCGGACTTTTTGTCTTGACGTTTATTAAAGGCGGTGGTATATTATGTATACAGAGATTTTGTGTGCGGTCATATCGGGCACGGTTACACTGGTAGGAGTGCTGATTGCGAATAGCAAGTCTCAAGCGGTGACGGAAACGCGGTTAGACGAGCTGACTCGGGAAGTCCGCGAACATAATCATTTTGCCCAGCGCGTCCCCGTGCTGGAAGAAAAAATTAACGTGGCAAATCACAGAATTGACGATTTAGAAGAAAGGAGCAAATAAAATGAAACTGCACATCAAACCGGAAACCGTTGCAAGAACCTTTGTTTTGGTGCTGGCACTTGTTAATCAGTGCTTGAGCGCGGCAGGCAAGTCCCCGCTCCCCATCAACAGCGAGACGTTGGAGCAGTTTGTGACCGCAGGTATCACGACTGCCGCCGCGCTTTGGGCGTGGTGGGAGAACAACAGCTTTACGCAGAACGCATTGCAGGCCGACGAGTACCTGAACAACCTGACCCGCAGAAAGTGAGGTGCACAATATGGAATACCCGTTTTGCGCAAATCCGGGGTACACACCCGGTGACCCCGCCATGTATGATTTGCGGTGGTTAGTATCGCAGGTGCAGAGCCTGACCGCCCTTGTTCAGGGACTGGCAAAAGGCCAAGAAGCGCAGGGCGGCAACGTGACCGCGCTAAATTCTGCCATGGCTGACCTTGCCGCCGCTCAAAAATGTATCAACACTCGACTGGATGCCGGAGACTTTGAGAATGAGAAGTTTTTGGAATGGGCAGACAAAAATCTGCCTGCCATGGTAAACGAGATGGTGCAATTTGTTTGGTTCGGCCTGACCCCCGACGGTCATTTCTGTGCATACGTCCCCGCAAATTGGGGGTGGTTGACCTTTGACACCGGTACGGATATCACCGAACCCGAGTATGGTCATCTTATCATCACCTACTAAGAAAGGAGAGATATAAACTATGAGTTGTAAAGACAAACACTGCCACCCTTACCCCATCGAACCCGCACCCTTTGCACCCGGCAGTTGTGACCCGCACCCGCCTTGCCCGCCCCGACCGCCGCGCCCGCCTATGCCTTGCGCCCCGTGTCCCCCGTCTCAGTATATCGGCAGTCGGTATGTGCCGATTTTTGCCGACCCCATCGAGTGGGATATTCACCGTTCCTATGAATCCCTTACCATTGTGACACACGACGGCGAGAGCTACACCAGCAAGTGTAACGTTGGCCCCGGTGTTGATATCACCAACACGCGGTATTGGGCAAAGACCGGTGCGTATAACGCTCAGTTGGAGCAGTACAAGAACGAGGTGAAAGACCTCTCGTCTCAGGTCACAGGCTTTGCGTCCGATAATGCCGAGTTCCGGGAGAAAATCGACCAGTACGACAAGGACAACGCCGAGATGAAAAACACCGTTGCCAAAAACGACGCGCGTGTTGATAATCTTGCGGAGCGCGTCGCCACAGCTGAAACTGAAATTGACGGATTGCAGGCCACCACCGCCCAGCATACCACCGAGATTGCCGACCTGCACGCCAAGGACGAGGATTTGCAGAGACAAATCACCAGCAATGACAACGATATTGCCGCTTTGCAGGCCAAGGACGTGGAGCATGATTCCCGCTTGAACGGTATCGATACCAAACTCAAGAGCCATGATACCAGCATCGCCCAGAACACCGCTGACATTGCCAAGAATGTGAAAAACATTCAGGACAATGCCGCAAACATCGCAGTCAATGCCCGGGAACTGGCAAACCATGCCGAACAGCTGAAAGACCATGAAGCCCGGTTAACTTCCCAGCACAAGGAAATTACGGACAATCACACTGCCATTGAACGCCTTACCAGTGTGACCGATGGTCTCAGGGCTGACCTTACCGAGGATGAAGCCAAAATTGAAGCCAACCGGGACGCAATCGCCCACATTCAGGAGAAGGATGTGCAACAGGACGGACGGCTAGATGATCTGGAAAAACGCGCAACGACCGCCGAGGAACGTTTGGATGGGCTGGACACCAAGACGGATACCACCAATACCGCGCTGACTGCCGAGATTGACCGCGCCAAGGCCGCAGAGCTGGCAAACGGCAAGTTGATTGCCAAGAACGCCGCAGAGCTGGCAGACCATGCCGAGGAACTGGCCGACCATGAAACCCGCATCACCGCGCTGGAAGGTGACAACACCACCAACAAACAGGAAATTGCGGATATCAAGGCCAAGAACACCGCACAGGATACCGCTATTTCGGGCAATACGGACGCTATTCAGCATATCAATGATTCCCTTGCAGGGTATGTTAAAACCGAGGTCTACACCGCCGGGCAGGCGGCACAGGATACCAAAATCACCGCCGCACAGACCGCCGCCGATAAGGCGAACACCAATATCGGCGATTGGGAGACTGACCACCCCGGACAGTCCATAAGCGAGTGCGTCACATCTCAGGAAAACGAACTGACCGAACACGCGGGAAGCATCGCAAAGCTGGAAACCGACAAGGCCGATAAGACCGATATCCCGGACGTGTCCGGGTTTGTCACTCAGACGACTTACGACGCAGGACAGGCGGTGCAGGACGGACGGCTGGATGCACTGGAAAACGCCCATCATTATACTACCATTGCAGACGCGCTTCTCAAGCAGGCCGGGTATCTTGACGTCATCGATTCTCAGGCAACGTTTACATGGTCGCCGGCCTCTCCTACTGTATCCGCAACAGCGACGCTTAGTGAAACAGGCATTAGCCTGATTGTTCAGCTGCCCCCTGACACCGTGATTGATGATGCAAAAACCCTGCCGGCAGGCACTGTCACGGTGTATCCGATTTTCGGCTTTATCCACGAATCGGACGCCTACAAGACCAGTCAAAACGTGAGTTCGTTGCCCTGCACTGTCAAGACTGCTATCTATGCATCTAGCCTTCACGCCCTTACCCTGACCTTGACGCCCTCTTGGAACACCATTAACCTTATTCAGGCCAAACACGACACTACGCCGCTTTTCTGGAACTTTAATAAGGCATTGTATAGGTAAAACCAAAGCGCCCCCGCTAACGCGGGGGCGCTTTATTTATGTTCCATGTGGAACACTATTCTATCATAATAAAACCTATTACCATAAAATCAAAACCAATCGCGGCAATGCCCATAATCACGCAATCGAATATGCCCCAGCGAGTATACACGACACTGCAAAATAAAATTTCCACGCTTAAAAGTACAATCCACACACCAATCAATATTAACACATCGCACAATTTCATGCTATCACCCCGTTCTTGTTTCTTCAAAATCTGGAAGTTTGCCGTTTACCTCATAGCGACGCGGGGTCATGACGACCCACGACGCGGAGACAGACGACTTTGCAAAGTCCATACGTTGCTTTATCGGACTGTTGTGATAGGTTAACATCTGTCCACCCGCATCCGCGATAATTAAGAAGTCGTTTAAATTGTTTATATCATCTCTAAGGGCGGCAACACCTTCTTTTTTGCCAACGCCTGCAATCGTACTTTCCAGCACGTTATCACAGGTACGCGCGGCATAGCATTTTGCGTGCAAAAACCGAAATTCTTTGTAACCGTATTCGGCATTAGGGTGTTCATCCTCTGCAATGCCGATATATATTTTCTTTCCGTCCTTGCGCTCTACCACACATTCACGTTCTACACACTGCCGCTTTACTTCACTGTTATAAAGTTCTACACCCGGGCACTTTGCGCCCTGAAATTTGCAAGAATCGGTATCCCAGTAAATAACGTTGTCCCATCCTACTATTTTTAATAGTTGCCAAAGCTTAAGACGGGTTAAAGATGCCGTCCACAACCCCCACAAAAACGGAAATTTGTTATCTTGGCTTTTTGCAACGTCGTCCGGGGTTTTGCTGTTCAATTTTGTTTCCCAATCCGTGCGCGTAAATTCGATATCGTCCCCAATTTCGGCGGCGTATTCATCGCGGATTGTTTTCTGTGCACACGCGCCGAAAATAGTGTTGACACAAATTTTACTAAACATATAATCGGGCGTCCCCTTCATGGTTTCTTTAACGCGGAATTTATCAAAAATTGCTTTCCGAAAAGAACTAGGCAAATACGCAAGACGAAAACAAACACTTTCCATTGCAACCATATTGTCAAAAGTATATGCTTCTCTAATGCGTTGCCAATCGTTTGAATCACAGTATAAATATATACCATCCGCGCCCAACAGCCGCCCGTTATCTACCCCGCGTTCACCTTCAATCGCGGCGCACTTGCTGACACTAATAACCGGGTCAGGGCATTCGGGTTTTATTTCTGGATTTACAAGCAAGATTTTTGCTATCCATCCGAAACCGTTATCAATCAGATTTTCCATATCCTCTAATGACGTTTCGTCCGGTAAGTCAATGGGATGCCCTGCCGGGAATTTCCACAACAATTGTTGCGATGGGTGCGCACTCTTAAAATCATAACTGTTACAATCTGTATAGGTACGCCCAGCACGCCAACGCGTGCCGTGTGTGTCGCCGCCTGCCATTGCCTTATAACACAGACGCATTTGCCGCGCGTCAAGCTTGAGCGCGTCCATGCGGCGGCGGCAGTTTTGGTCATGCGATATCTCAGAATTAACAGCCTGAATTACCATGCCGGTATTAGTAAGGGGGATTGATGCCGCATTATATCCGCGTTCAGTTTTCAGGCGTTCAATTGCTTCCCATAGCCCTAGTACGTCATTCACGCAGTATGAAAATTCGGTATCATCAAGAACCGTGTCCGGGGTGCGATAAACCGTATAATCTAAGTCACCTTTTAGCTTTGCGTGCGTGCACCCCTCAGTTGCGCGGGCAAGGGATTTTTGAAACAGTTTCAGACTGTCCCGAAATTCTATACCATTATCAAACTCAAGATATAAGGGCTTGCGGCTTTTCGTATACAAGGCTTTACAATCACCCCAACGGTCACACAATACTTGAATTAGATAAGTATATTCGTAACCCAAATTATGCACATACACAACAAGACGGTTCTTTTCACTTATGTGCCATTTGTCAACAAGTTTTTCCATGATTTGTATCCAATCTTCAAAATATCGCGGGACTACCACCGCGCCGCCGATACAGGTCTGAAAGCTGTATGCAAACCCGTCCGCGTCGCTGTTTGTCGTCTCGATATCAAACGTGCAAGTTATATCAAGATATTTTTTACCAAAATACTTGCGTTCGCCGCTGTTAAGCTTTTTACGCCCTTTAGTTACGGTTTTAGGACGCTTGAGCATTGGCAAAAATTCAGCCATGGTTTCGGCGATTGGTACATCTTGACTGTATCGCATTATGGATTCCTCTTTTTACCATGTTTTCGTAATGACTGTAAGAGCGCCGCGCCCTCTTTTCTGTCACTTTCTACCATCTGACCAATTTTCTGCTGTTGCGTTCGCTGTTGCCGGATATCCTCAAGTGACCCATCAGCGGCGCGGCCTGACATAATTTCTTCATAAATAATATCTGACCCAAGCAAATTTTCCCATTCAGCCGCCATATATTTTTCAAACAACGCGGACAGGTTTGCAAAATCGCCCTTAAATCCCGCCGATTGCGCGGCTTTGGTCAATCGCTCTTGATATTCGCGCATACCGCCGACGGTTGACGTGGGTGCAGTGATAAAATCGCGGAGTTGAGAAAATTCTTTTTCTAGCTCCTGTCGGGATGCACTCGCAACTTTTTCACGATATCGCGGGATATCTCTGCCCGTCTGACGCGCCGCACGCTGATATGCATATTTTGTATATCCAGCTTTTTCAAGCGCTCTAAGGCGATTATTAGCCGCTTTAGCGGCGCGCGTAACAATATTGCGCAATTCGTCCGTTGTGTATGCCTTTGTGGGCTTTTCGCCTTTAGCATAGTCTGCCCAAGGTTTAGCGCGAAATGGACGGCCTTTACCGCCCTGTTTACGCTTTGCTTTGGTTTCTTTCTTATCTTTAAGTTTAGCGGCTTTCCGTTGTTTGGCGGCTTTCTTATCGCTGACCTTTGGGGGTTTCTGTATCATTCGGGATTCTTTTCCCACGGGTTCTTCCCGGACAAGCCCGGTTTGCGTTTTCAGTTTCTTCATTTTGCACCCCTCATATCAAAATATCTGACACGGAAAGAACCATCTTGAAGCCGTGAAAATTTTGCACTTTGCTTTTTTGCTTTAATGTATTTAATATACTTGTCAAATTCAAGTTTGTTCATCTGCTTCACGCCTGCCGCTCTACACCATGCAAACCCATCTTTAAACATATTCGTATGATGTGCCCTTAACGGCGAACAGGTTTTGTATTCATAAATATACACTTTCATGTTATCACACCCCCTTTTTGCTGAAATACTGAATACGAATATCACCGCCCGGCAGTTCGATCATGTACGGGCAGTTCCCGTTTGCCCTCAAATAATTGTACAGGTTGCGGATACCCGCATTGCTGTATGCCTGTTTCGTTGCGGCAATAACTTTAGTTCTCTTGTGGTCTGTCCCGTCCAGTTCGTATAAGTGTAACATTCTCATTACTCTAAATCCTCCTTAAAATGCAAGCGTTTCCGTTTCGCCCTTCTGGTACCCTCTACTGTTGCGAAGAGCCTGTCGCCGGAGCCTTGCGCACTCCCCGACCGGTTCCAAGTAATACTTGAATCTGTCCGTAATATACGGTTCTTCCGGGTGCGATAGCACCAGGTTTTCGACTTCATCAAAATTCGTGATGTCAATGTACTTAATCATTGTTAACTCCTTTCTTATAGCTGTTCTTTCAACCGTTCTGCCGCTTCTTCCATAACACGGTCAACGTTTTCACTGCCTGCATAATAATAATCTTCATACATTCCAACACGAGAACAGATTTCTTTGCACAATGCAGAATCATATTCTTTACTGGTGTTGTAGATGTTCCATAATTCAGCAATGGTATAATCGTAATACTTCATGGTGTTGTCCTTTCTCTTGAGGTGTTTAGGTGGGTTTCCCCATCTATATTGTACCAAATAATTGTGAACACAGCATGAACAACCTGTTAACAATTTACTTTAATGTCATACAGTTCAGTGTAGTGAACTTCCCTGTAGTGAAGTGCAAGCGTCGAGCGCGCTTCATTATAGTAAAGTGACGTTTATCGGACTTTATTGCTTTACTGTCCTGAAGTTAGGGGAAACTTACTTCACTGTCCTGATGCGTATATTT